CCAAAGACACTTCAAGATTCTTTGCTAGAATATGAAGGCACAAAAACATCAGAGATGTTTGCTTTTACTAGAAAACTCAAAACACGTGAGGTAGAATCTTTAGCTAAAGCAGTAGATCCAAAACTGAATATTTATTCCGTAAAGTATCATGGTTCAAATAAAACTTCTAGGCCTCGTGAAGTATATGTTTATGAAGTAACAAAGGATAAACGCGCGAATCGCAACACATATCGTGAGGAAGTTGAGATGGCATCTAAAAAGTTAACAAGTCGGATTGCTGAGGCAATTGCACCAAAAGGAACACATAAACCAAATAACGGTTCAGATCCACAACAAGGTCTTTCCCCAAATGCTAAAAAAATGATGGCTATGAAAACTGATGCTCCAGAAGGTGCTGATATTACAAAGGTTGCACCTAAAACCTTTGCTGCTATGAGAGCATCTGGCAAGAAAGCTGCAATGCGTAATAATGATAATCCACAAGGTGATAAAACACCTCCTAAAAATGATGGTAAATAATGACAGATAAAACATTTTTAACAGAAGAAAACCCAGATAAGTCCATCCCTGATATGATGGACCCAAACTGGTGTGAGGAATGTGGTAAGGTGTGTGAATGTGCACCAGGTGAATGTGAGTGCAATAAGAAAGAAGATTAATGAATGAAGATTTAGATGGTGATCTAATAATCTTTGCAGCAAAACATTATTATAAGCCATCTGGTAAAGTTGACCCAGAAGAATTTTATGATGATTTGAAAAGATTTAAATATGTAAAGCGGCTTTTAAACCGTTATCTTGAAACAGATAAAATAAGTGAAAGGTTATTGCTCAATCATTTTATTGTAATATTTAATGTGTTTGGGCAATATGCTGGATTAAAACTTACTGTAAACAAGTTAGATGAAAAACATTTACCGGCAGTAAAATCATTTTTATTATTTTTAAATTATTTAAAACCGAATCAGCTAACTCATGTAAGGGCAGATGAGTATATTGCAGAAGTATTAAGGAAAATCTAATGAGTATTCTAAAGACAGCAGCAGATACCTTATATACATTTAGGTTTTTAGCTTTACTTGTTACTCCTTTTGAAAAAACAAAAGCCTATGAAGCTGGTATCATTGATGAGAAAGGTAGAAAGAAAAAAGACTTTGAACTTAATACTGTTGATAACAGAGAAGCCTATAGGAACTATTACAACAAGTTTCATAGACTCGTGTTTAATATTAAGAAGCTGATTCCAGCCGGTAAATTAGGTTCATATGCAGCTGCATTATACCTTTTAAAGGATCATTATTCGATACCAGATATTGTTATTAAAAGAGGTCTTAAAAATGTTGGTGTGAATGCAGATGAATATTTGGTGGAAGAAAGCCAGTGGTTCTTATTAGAAGATGGTGCTATATCGCCTGGTGTTTATAGAGTAAAAGGTGAGAAACCATTAAACATATCAGGTGAAAATATTGTAAGACCTAAAGATCAGATTAGAATAGCAGAAAATTGTTTCCCTGTTGGTGATATTTTTGGTATAAATATATACGAAGCAATACATATAAAAACAAATCAAAATATTTACGTTACTACTCAGGAGTTAACATGAAGACATTTTTTGAAATCCGTGAAAATATGGCAATGAGAAGCTTTGAAGATCTAAGAGAAAAAACTACCAAACTTGACGAAGTATCAACTGACAAGTTAAGGGATTATGCTTCTGCTGCACTTCGGGATAAAAATAAAGCCAAGGCTGATAAGCGTTGGAAGTACGCCGGCAAAGCAATGCAAAAGGTTGCAGATCGTGATGTAAAAGCTAAACATGATCTTAAGTATAATAAAACAGAAGCAGTTGATGAAGGTATAGTAAAACCTTATCAGATGGCCGCTTCAAAACCTTGGTCGGTCAACGTAAAGAGGGCTAAAGGTACTGCTGGTGAGTATTCACAGATTGCAAAAGGTAAGGACTTCACTGTTTGGACAGGGTATGTTGGCTCTCAAAAAAGAATGCCACATTATGTAATTAGAGATGATAAACTTATTGGTTCAGGATGGACTATGAATTCTGCACTTAAAGATGCTGGTCTGAAGGATAAAGATCTTACTGCACGTTCAAAGTTTGCTCGCGGTTCTATCTTAAATAAAGGTATGAAGGAAAGTGTTACAGAAGAAAAACATCCTGCTTTAAAAAGAGCAGGTGTTTCTGCTTTTAATAAACCAAAACGGACACCTAATCACCCAAGTAGTTCTCATATTGTTGTTACAAAAGTGGATGGTAAACCGAAAACTATTCGTTTTGGTCAGCAGGGAGCTAAAACGGCAGGCGCGCCTAAAGAAGGCGAGTCTGATAGGATGAAAGCAAAACGTAAATCATTTAAAGCACGCCACGCAAAAAACATTGCAAAAGGTAAATCTTCGGCTGCATATTGGGCTGACAAGGTAAAGTGGTAATAATATGAATATTTTAGAAGGCGTAAATGATCCTGGAATTTTTAAAGCGGTATTTCTCGCTGGAGGTCCAGGGTCTGGTAAATCATTTATTGTAGGTAAGACTGCACTTACAGCACTTGGAATGAAATTGGTTAATTCTGACCCTGCATTTGAACGAGGCCTGAAAAAAGCTGGTATGGAAATGAGCCCAGAAAATATTTATTCTCCAAAAGGCCAAGAGATCCGAATCAGAGCAAAAGCTATTACCAAAAACCAGATGCAAAATTATTTAAATGGTCGCCTTGGGTTGATTATTGATGGTACTGGTAAAGATTATGGTAAAATTCAAAAACAAGCAATGGAATTAAAAAAGCTTGGTTATGATATAGCAATGATTTTTGTGAACACTGATGAGGATACTGCACTCAAAAGAAACCAAATAAGAGCACGTTCACTTCCAGATGCTACAGTATCAAAAATGTGGAAAGACGTTCAGAAGAACCTTGGTTACTTCCAATCATTTTTTGGTAATTTTTTCATTGTTGATAATTCCGAAGGTGCTGACTACGAAAAACAATCAATGGATGTCTATAAAAAAATATCTGCATGGAGTAAAAAATTGCCTAAAAATAGGGCTGTTACCTCCTGGATGAAAGCTCAAAAAGGTATTAAAGAAGAAAATGCAGCAGCGCCTGCTGTGAATATTGGTTCTATTCCTAACCCTGCTGTTACTGCCATGGGGCCTAGAAAGAAAAAGAAAAAAGACGGCTACGAAACAATTCCAGTATCTGACCGAAGATATAAAAAAGGTAAAACTATTTTGTTACAACGGTTTAGAAAGTATATGGAAACACATTGATGGCCAAACTATACTTGATGATTATTGTCCTAGGTGTTCTAGGGGGTGCAGGGTATGGTGCCTATGCATATTATACTAGCACACAAGCAACAATTGCAACGTTGAGAGAAAACAACGCAAAACTTGAAGTTGCACTTGAAACTGCTACAGAAAGTCTTGCAACTATTCAAGCAACTGTAGAGAAAACAAACAAACTAAATAAACAACTCCAGACTGATCTGCAAGCAGCAGAGGCTTACAGTGATGAACTACGGTCCAAATTTTCAAGACTGAATCTGGTTCAAGAAGCACTCAGAAATAGTGAGACATTGGAAGGAAAGATGAATGGAGCAACAGCTAATTTATGGCGTGAAATCATGGATGAAACCGGCAATTCTGATGGTGGGAGTCGCCCTCTTCCTAGCTGGTTGCAGCGGTCTGTCGAGGAAGCCGGAGACGGAAGTCAAAGTAGTAACGAAGATAGTCCCGACGACAATACCGACAGTAGCACAACCAAAACCGATCCAATTGAATGATACACGTGTATGGGTAGTTACTGAAGATAACCTAGAAAAATTTATTGCTGATTTTAAAGAGCAGTATGGTGAAGTAGCATACGTTGCCTTGTCTATGCGTGATTATGAAAATCTAGCGATGAACATAGGTGATCTAAAACGTTATATTGGACAACAAAAAGAAGTTATAGTGTACTACGAAAAAGCGGTCACTGAGGAACCAGAGACGCCTAAAACTAATAACCCGTAACATATATGCGACATATAGAAAATTAATTAATTTTTTTTCTACATTTATATGGTTTTTCTCGTTTACAAGAAACCGAGAATAATATATAATATCATACATTAAAATTAATTTATCACAACCCTTGCTAAAAAGAAGTCCGAATACCGAATTCGGATATGTGCTTCTATACGCTACCTTTTGGAGAAAAAAGAATGTTCAAAATCGTACCTAATAACCGAGACTGCGACACACGAAACATCATGTCACAGACTAAATTTTATGAAGCTTATAGCCGATGGGATGATGATAAAGAAAGGTATGAAACATGGGATGAAGCCGTGACACGAGTCATGGACATGCATAGGAATTTTTACTCAAATAAAATGACACCCGAACTTGATCAGCTGATCAATGAAGCAGAGTCATATTACAAACTACAGTATGTACTTGGTGCACAGAGAGCACTACAGTTTGGTGGTGATCAGATTATGAAACATATGATGCGTATGTACAACTGTACGTCATCGTATGCAGACCGCCCAAGGTTCTTCTCAGAACTGTTTTATGTGCTTCTATGTGGTGCTGGTGCTGGATTCTCTGTGCAAGAACATCACGTAGCTAAAATGCCAAATGTTGCTGAGCGTAAAAAACAAGCAAAAGGTTGGGTTGTCGAGGATTCTATTGAAGGCTGGGCAGATGCACTTGGTGCTCTCATGTCATCTTATTTTGTAGGTGGTGGACAATTTCCTGAAATGGAAGGTCGCAAAATTTATTTTGACCTGAATCAAATTCGTCCTAAAGGTGCTATGATCTCTGGTGGCTTCAAAGCACCTGGTCCTGAGCCGCTTCGTAAATCACTTGATAAAATTGAACACCTGATCCAGTCTCGTGTTCTTAAAGGCGAAACACGTTTACGTCCTATCGATGTATATGATATTGCAATGCATGCAGCTGATGCTGTTCTCGCTGGTGGTGTTCGTCGTTCTGCAACAATTTGTCTGTTCAGCGCAGACGATGAGGAGATGGTAAATGCTAAAACTGGGAATTGGTTTGTTGATAATCCTCAGCGTGGTCGTTCTAATAATAGTGCTGTTATTGTTAGAGATGAAGTCACTAAAGAGGACTTTAAACGAATCATGCAATCAATTAAAGAGTTTGGAGAACCAGGTTTCTACTTTGTCGATGACAGAGATTTCACTACGAACCCTTGTGTTGAGATTGGAATGTATCCTCAGATTGATGGAGAGTCAGGATGGCAAGGATGTAACCTTACAGAAATCAATGGCGGAAAATGTACAACAGAAGCCGAATTCTTTAAAGCATGTAGAGCAGGCGCAATCCTCGGAACTCTCCAAGCAGGATATACAGACTTCAAATACCTCAGCGGAACTTCTAAAGCAATCTTTGAACGTGAAGCGCTCTTAGGTGTTTCAGTTACTGGCTGGATGAATAACCCAGATGTATTGTTTGATGCTGATGTGCAAAGTGAAGGTGCTTCTATTGTAAAGGCAGTAAATAAAGAAGTTGCGAAACTTATCGGTATTAATCCAGCAGCACGTACTACTTGTGTGAAACCAAGTGGTAACGCATCTGTGCTTCTACAGACTGCATCTGGCATTCATGCTGAACACTCACCTCGTTATCTGCGCCACATTCAGTTAAATAAAGAGTCCGAAGTTGCTCAGTTGATCGCAAAGTCTAATCCATACATGGTGGATGAATCAGTTTGGTCAAATAATAATACGGACTATTGCGTGGCATTCCCAGTAATTTCTCCGGAAAGATCATTGTATCGTGACGAGGTGATGGGAACTAATTTGCTTGAGAAAGTAAAGTTGGTACAGCAGAATTGGGTAGAAGCTGGTACAAATGAAGAGCATTGCGCCGATAAACGCATTCGCCACAATGTATCCAATACCATTACAGTGTTGCCGCATATGTGGACAGAAGTAGAGGATTATGTATTTGATAACCGTCACTCGTTCTCTGGCATTTCATTCCTTGCTGGGTCTGGAGACAAGGACTTTGCGCAGGCTCCTAACACTGAAGTCAAGACAGAAGAAGAGATTGTACGAGAATACGGTGCAGGTGCTCTTTTTGCCAGCGGCTTAATTGTTGATACATATAAGGCAGGGTTTAGGGATCTATGGGAAGCAACCTCTGCAGCACAGTATGCCGTTGGTGGTGAAGTTTCTGATGTAAGAAAGGAATGGGTACGCAGGTTTAATAAATTTAGCGAAAACTATTTTATGAATGATATGAAACAGGCAGAGTATTGTTTGAAAGATGTTTTCTTGCTACACAAGTGGACTAAAATCCAACAGAACTTGAACCCCATTGACTTTGATAATCAGCTAACACAGAAGACGTTTACTGATATAGATACAATGGGAGCAATTGCATGTCAAGGTGGAGCATGTGAAATCTCCTTTTAAATAAATGAGGAGAGCGCATGACAATAAAAACTATTTACGAAGTAAATTGCAGTTTTTGCGGACAAGATAGTTTTATACACATATTCACTGAAGCAGAGGTTGGGGATCCCCCTGACTTCTGCCCTATGTGTGGAGAACAAACAGTAGCAACTTTAGTTGATGATGAGGATTGGGATGATTGAAGCACCTAGTGATTTTAGGTGGCAATATCTTCCTAATTTTCCTAAAGAAGTTTTAAATACAGTTACAGAATATTTTTTGTCAGAATATTCTACCGAAGAGGATATTGCTTCAATAACATACGGTAAGTGTGAATTCGGCAATATGTTTATTGCGGCTGTGCCTAATTTAGATAATCTTTTTTTTGAAAGTTCTGTTCTATTTTTGGTATCAAAACCTAATTCAGATTTATCAAGTATACATACAGACAAATCTAGAGATTTTTCAATAAATCTTCCTATTCAAGTTGACCCAATAAAGGGCCCATTCTTGTGTGGTTATCACAGAGAATATAAAAGTTATAAATGGACAGAGACCGTTATTCTCAATGGTTTAGAGAGCAATAGATTTTCTTACAGAGAAAAAGATTTTGAAAAAGTAACTGTTGATCAACCACTTATTTTAAACACAAAATTTCCTCATGGATGGATAAACAATTCTGATAAGCATAGAGTCATAGGATCCTTTTCTTTAAAAGCCGACAAGCTAGATGAAGCTATCGGCATCGTAAAGGATTGGATGTGATGTGGTATTATAAAGATGAACCTTTCAGCAACGAACACATATCAGAATATCAAGGATTTGTATACGTCATCACGGATCTTACCAATAACAAAAAGTACGTGGGTAAAAAAGGATTCTGGTCAAAGAAAACACTTCCGCCACTTAAAGGAAAAACCAGAAAGAGACGTAGCATTATCGAATCAGACTGGCAGTCTTACTATGGATCATCTGATCAAGTTAAACAGATGCTACAAGAAAATGGAGAACAAAGCTTTTATCGTGAGATATTACATCTCTGTAAATCAAAAGGTGAGATGTCATACCTTGAAGCAAAAGAGCAGTTTGATAGACGTGTACTGTTAGATGATTCATACTACAATGGTATCATAAATTGTAAGATACACAGAACTCATGTAAAAAGTTTAAAATAAGTGTTTACACGCACCTTACTATGTGTTATAATAGTATCGACAGTCAAGCTGAAAGGTAAATTATGATTATTGTAGACTATAATGCCATCGCAATCGGCAACTTTGTTGTGCAGAAACTTGCTGCAGATGAGAACCTTCTCAGACACATGATTCTTAACTCTCTCCGTATGTATAAAAATAAATTTAAAGAGTATGGTGAAATGGTTATTGCATCGGATGCTGGTGGCAACTGGCGTAAAGATGTATTTCCTGAATATAAAGCAGCACGTAAAAAGAATCGTGAAGATTCTACAATTGATTGGACAGAGGTTTTTCGTATCATACATATGGTACGTGAGGAAATCGAAGAAAACTTTCACTGGCGTGTTATTCACCAGTGGGGATGTGAAGCGGACGATGTTATTGCTACACTATGCCAACAGACACAAGAGTTTGGTAAATACGAACCCGTAATGATCGTATCAGGCGACCATGATTTTAAACAGTTACAGGTCTATGATAATGTGAAACAGTATTCGCCTGTGACTAAAAAATTTGTCAAAGCAGAACCTTCTGCTGAAGATTATCGTATGGAACATATCCTTAAAGGCTGTCCAGGTGATGGAGTACCTAATGTACTGTCCGATGATGACACATTTATTAATGAATCAAAACGGCAGACACCTCTATCCAAGAAAAAGCGTGAAGCACTACTAGAGGATCCTAAATCTCTTGGGGAAACAATATATCGGAACTATCTACGTAACGAGAAATTAGTTTCACTTACCGATAAAAAACACGATTTGCCTGAATCCACAAGACTTCAAATTATAAATACCTTTGAATCGCAGAATAACCGTTGGGAATTAAAAGGTAAAATCTTTCCCTATCTTGTTCAAAAACGGTGCAGATTATTGTTAGAAAGTGTTGAGGAATTTTTTTAATGAGATACATATATGAAATATTTGAAGCAGTGAGTAAGGCTAAAACAAGAGCCGCTAAGAAAGATATCTTACTTGAAAATAAAGACGAATGGGCAATGAAGGATCTTATAAAGGGAACCTTCGATGACTCACTTGAATTTCTCTTGCCAAAAGGCGAAGTACCATACACACCTTGTCAAGAACACAATGCACCTTCAAACTGGAAAAAACAGCACAAACAGTTGAAGTTTTTTGTACCAGGTGGTCCAGGTACTAAAATGCCAGCCTATAAAAGAGAAAAGATCTTCTTGGGTATACTAGAATCAATTCATCCCCAAGATGCAGAGCTAGTGGTTAAAATGATTAATAAGGATAAAACCCTAGCAACTGGACTCACACCTAAACTTGTAAAGGAGGTATTTCCAAATCTTATATGAGTGTAACTAGGAAAAAGGATAATACTTTTTAACTTTGGGGCGTGCCACTTTTGTGGTCCGTCCCTTTTTTATTTCTATTAACCACTAAGGATAAAATTACATGTTATCAATCCAAATAGATCGTTTAAAAAAAGATTCAAAAAAGTTAGGTTATTATGCAGAAAGATATAGGAAACAAGGCAGAACAGACCGTATGTATAAAATTCTAAAGAAACAAAAATTTTTAGACGATCAAATATTTGAGATGCAAGAAGTCAAAAACTTAAGTTAGGGAGTGACCGTAATTTCTTTAATTCTATGGGGCTGATCTAGTACCCATATAATTACATCGTGGACATAATCAAGACTCATCTTTGGAACATCCTTATGTGCAGATCTTTCTGTATCGAAATAACCAAAGTTAATAATGGTTGTGTCCACGTTTTGCCAGAATAGTGCATCATTGGCATCTCTTAACTGTTTCTTTTCGAGCCCATATCGGAAATTGTTTTTATATCCTTTAGTCCAGTCAGATCCAGCAGAACCTATATTGATAATACGTTTACCTAATTCTGCTGCTTGATACAGACGATGTACTTGTAGATATCCATCATGTTTATTGTTAATAAATACCTCACAATCTTCCATGGTAGCAACACACTTTTTTGGATATCGGTCAATCCAATACTTTCCAAGACCTCTTCTTGTTCCATTAATAAAATATTTCATGTATACCCTGCTCCTCAAAAGTGGACTCTTTATTATACCACGGATTTTTGGTTTTGTAAACCCCTAAAATGTATGTATCATAAAATAATAATTATATTGTACATTAGGTGTTTACATACATTCTTATTTGTGTTATAGTCTATATGTTAAATGAGGAGACTGACTTGATAGACTTCGAAGGATATCGTTTGAGTTATAAACAGCAGGCTCTTATTAAAGAGACAGCTTCTATTGCTCTGGATTGTCTTGTCTCGAAACGAATGATAAATTCGCTTGAAATTACCGTAGAGGTCACAAAAGATCTATACAAGAAAACTGGTACTCTTGGAAATTGTAGTCTTGAAGATGATGCTGCATCTCCTAAATTTTTTACCATCGAGTTAAATTACTCTGGTAAACAATCGTTCAATGTTCTTATCAGTACACTATGTCACGAACTTGTGCATGTTGCTCAATATGCTCAACGTCGGTTGCGGTGCCTTTCTTGTTCATACAAAGTAGCATGGATGAAAGATCACTACAACACCCAAGAAGTTGAATATGATGATCGTCCCTGGGAAATCGAGGCACATGCCTTAGAAAAGGAAATATATGCCAAAGTCAAAAAGAACTTCAAAATCAAAAAATACATTGAAGAAAACTCCTGCTCAAAATTCGAAAAAAAAGTTGGGTTTGCTTGATCTTGATTTAAAAAAGATTGATGAAGTTATCATAGGTGATCCTAAAAAACCAGGTGTCTGGTTACGTCTAATGGAATCACCTTCTGGCAAAAGATATATACAGTCATATAGCAGTTTATCCAAGGATTGGATTATAACCAGTAGACATAATGTAGAAGAAAATTGGCAAGGTTGGAAGGATACATATGCCCGAATATACACTAGAAAACAAAGAGGGAGTCCAGTGGAACGTAAACTGCAAATGGACAGACCTACAAAAAATCCTCGAGGATCCAAACGTAAAACAAATTCTGGCAACACCTAAAATCATTTCAGGTAGAAGTGGTGGTATGAAAGTGCCTGATGGGTTCACTGATTTAAAGAAGCAGATTAAAAAGCACTCTGGTAGAGGTAACACAATTAAAATATGAAAATTTCAGATATGTACGAGTTTGAAGCTCTTACCGATAATCAGAAAAAAGCTAAAGATGCCTGGGATGAAGGTTCGAACCTAGTATTGAGTGGTTCCGCTGGTACTGGTAAAACTTACCTTGGCATGTATTTTGCTTTGGAGACAGTTTTCACTAAGAACAATTATATTGATAAAGTTGTTATAATTCGATCCATTGTGCCAACTCGTGAAATAGGCTATCTTCCGGGTTCAAAAGAGGAAAAAGAATCACCTTATACACTACCATATGCAGACATATGTGATGAAATTATAGACACTCGTGATTCATATTCTAAATTAATTTTACAAGGGAAAGCAGAATTTTTAAGCACATCATTCATTCGTGGTACCACATTTGATAATTGTGTTGTGTTAGTTGATGAGATGCAAAACTTAAATTTTCATGAACTAGATTCTGTAATCACACGTGTTGGTGAAAACTGTAAATTGATATTTTGTGGTGACTACTACCAATCAGACTTTGAAAAAGAAAGAGATAAAAATGGGTTGATAGAGTTTCTCAATATCTTAGATCAGACAACATACTTTGAGACGATAGAATTTACCTGGAAGGATATTGTACGATCTGATCTTGTTCGGGAATATATTATGACAAAAGAAATGTTAAGATAGGGTTTACACATAGACTCATATGTGTTATAATTAATCATAAATTAAAACTTATGCGAGAAGGCGCAACTATCAAAATGGCAAAATACAGTCGGTATGATCCGCGTAACAAAAATAAAGGTAAGCACAAAGTGCGAGCAATGGAAAAAGATCTTCGGATCAAAAAATCCACAACAAAAAGTTCCAAGCTAAAACTGAAATCATATCAAGCAGAAAACTTGGCTAATATCATGATTAAGGAAGATTTTTAATGAAATATGAATATAGTGACAATCTGATCCTCACTGACTGCGATGGTGTCCTTATGAACTGGGAGTATGCATTTATCACATGGATGTCTCGTAAAGGTTTCAAACAGGAAAATAAAACTGATTATGACATCGGTTTACGGTTTGGTATGGAGAAAGAAGAAAGTCGGCACTACGTTCGTATGTTTAATGAATCTGCCGCTATCGGTTTCTTGCCACCTTTACGTGATGCAATGTATTATGTTGATCTTTTACACCGTAAACATGGATTTGTATTTCACATGATTACTTCTCTGAGTAATGATCCTCAGGCACAAGAGTTGCGTATTGCTAATACCAAAAAACTTTTTGGTGAGACTGCATTCGAAAAGTTCGTGTTTCTTGACACTGGCGCAGATAAGGACGAGGCACTTGAACCGTATAGTTACAGTGGTTTGCCTTGGATTGAAGATAAATTAGAAAATGCTCAGTTAGGTTTAGATATATATGGGCTTGACTCAATATTGGTTGAGCATGGTCATAATATGGGAACCTCTCTTCCTACAATGAAAAATTGGAAAGAGATTTATCATTATCTGACAGGAGAATAATTGTGCAAAATATTTTTATTGCTCTCAATGCACGGAGCCAATGGGAAGAGATTACTCGTTCATTTAAATTTTCTGATGATATTCGTCATGAAAGCACTATAGATAATCTAAAGTGGTTTCTTACTGTAGGTAAAAAAAGTAATGCTCGACGTAAGGGCTGCAAACAAGCAGTGGAATTAGCCGAATTAATTATAGAAATAAATTCAAATTATGAGAAATCCAAATCTAATAACTTGCAATAGAATCCGTAATAATTGGAAATGGATTAACACCCAACAAGAAATTACTGGTCGAGCAACAGTAGGAGCTGGCGATATTATGTATCTCTATAATATCGCCCATTTAAGATCACATGTAATACAAAAGCCTGTGTTATTAAAAGTGAAATGGTTTCACGATGAAGATTACCTTTATCACTTTGAAGATCCTGAAACACTACCAGAAAGAGCAGAATATCTTTTAAAATTTTATAGTAGTGATACTACTGATGTAAAGGTAGTAAATGTATATGGCTCTGAGGATTATTCTTTATGGTCAAAAAAATTTATAGGATATGATAAGAGTGCTGAAAAAAATCGAGGTGAAAAAAGACCATCCAGAATTAGACCAAATGATTGGACTTTTAGAGACCTAAATATACCAGTAGTGAAAGGTAAAATCACTATCTGGCATTCTGCTTTAAATGGTGATTTACCCAGACCATTTAAAAGAACTTTTAATCTGAAAGAGTGGGATGAAATTAAAAAGGTTATAGAACTTCAAGGCTATAGTGTTACATTTATTGATTACAGAACACCAATCCGAGAAGTGCTATATCATATTGCCAGCTGCGAGTGTGCTATTAGTTACGAAGGAATGTGGCACTACGTAGCAAAAAATTTAATGAAGCCAATGATTATTCTAACCAAAGATCTTATTACTGGATTTCATACACCTGATGCTGTTAAATACAAGGTACGAAAAGTTGAGCAACATAAAATTAGTTACTTTTATGATATAGATAATAAAATAATTGAAGCTAAATATAATGCTAAATTGCAAAAGCAAAGAATGAGTTTATTATATGAAAATTGATAGAGCGGTAATAGAAATTAATGGTGGGTGTAACTACACTTGCCAGATGTGTCCACAAACAAATCCAGATGGCACACACGGTGCACGTGGTAAGAACTGGCTCAAAAAAATGTCTCTTGACGAGTTCGAAGATGCTGTTGCACAGTGTGCAGAAGCAGGGTTGAATGTGGTAAACCTAGATGGCTCTGGAGAAGTCACACTGAACCGTAATCTGCCAGAATACATCCAAATCGTAAAAAAGTATGGTGCCAAAGCATTCATGTTCTCAAACGGTTTACTTATGTCACATAACTTTATGAACGAGACTATCGACGCTGGTTGTGATTTCTTTCGGTTCTCTATTATAGGATATAATGCTAGCCTTTATGCCAAGTGGATGAATAGTCCATATTTTAGCAAGGTGATTAAAAACCTACATGAGATGCAAGAGTATGTAACCAAAACAGGATCTGATTGTGTCGTTGCTACCTATCATCTTGTTCTGGATAATAACAACATTGATTATGAAGTTGAGCAGTATAGAAAGATTGTAGAAAGTGCTGGAGTTAGCACCGAGATCTGGAAGATGCATAACTGGTCTGGTGTGTATGAACCAGAATATGCAAGGCAAGGTAAACTCAAAACTTGTGGTAGACCATTTTCACCTGATGTGGTAATCCGAGCAGGTGGTCTCGATGGTAACAAAGGTGCAGTACACCCTTGTTGTCAAGTCCTCGGACGTGATGATGAAGCCGTTCTAGGTCATATGAGCACGAACACACTTGAAGAGATTTGGTATGGCGAGCCTTATAACCAACTGAGAAAGCAGCACGAGATGGAAGACTTTCCAGACTTCTGTAAAGGTTGTGATTTCTTGATTGATGATCCAGAGGTTCTTGTATATACAAACCATGATAGAAAAAACTATAAAATGCATGGTACGGAATTTGATCTCAATGACTATAGATAAAACAATACCGATTTACCAAATTGTAATACCAAACAATCCTATATCAGAATACTATGCTGAAAAATCAGCAGAAAGTTTTGATAAGTTTGGATACACCAATATTATGAGAGTAGATGCCAGCACTCCTGATGATATGCCAGATTATTTGTTTTTTAGTGACGAAAGAGAATATACTAAAAAACGTACACGAAAGTGGTTGCCAGAAGAAAAAGCAATATGGTATTCTCACTATAGATGTTGGCACAAAGTGAGTGACGGTAATAAAGAACCATACTTAGGTCCAGCATTAGTTATTGAGCATGATTGCATGTTGACAAGAGATTTACCAGAAACCCTTACAAAGCGACGCCTTTGGTCATTTGGTATGACTGAGGACAATAGAAATCTAGCTGCTTTGGGTTACTATATTAAACCTTCAATGGCAAAAGAGTTTTTGTTTATAAATCGAATCAGTATGCCTGTTGATGGGTATCTACATTCTAAGCAAGATCCGTGGTACCCTAGAGGTAAATTTAAAAAGGAATATATAGACACAAATATATGTGCAAAGCACTATATTAATCCTGATATAGGAACAACAAAACCTACAATAGGCAAAACATGAAAAGATTGATTTATCAAGTCTACACTGGCAAACCATCTAAATTATATGATTGGTGTACACATAGTGTAGCAGAATATGCTGAACGTATAGGAGCAGAATATATCTGTCAAAGGTATCCTATCTTAAAAATTAAACCTGATGTTTTCCAAACTAATAGGAGTAAAGAGAGTTATGAAAAATATGGTGGATTTCTTCCAATATATGAAAAAGAGAATGCATTTGCTTATTTTGACAGATTCGATCAAGTCGCAGTTATCGATGCTGATGTTTATATCAGGAGCAGTGCTCCATCTATCTTTGATGATTTATCTGTTTCTTATGATTTCGGTGCTGTAGTAGAAAGAGATATGCCACTCACAAAAGCATATGTAAATAAGATTGTAAATTATAGCCGTATGCAATATAAACCATTGCCTAAAATTGATTGGAAATGGAATGAACGTGGTGGTGAGTTTATGAACATGGGTATCATGGTAATGAATAAAAGCTTTGCCAAATACCTCAAAGGTCAGACACCAAAGGAGTTTTTACAGCGCAATGAATTTCAAGGTTTCATTAATGGTGATGGTGCTTGGAAGTGGTCTACAGATCAGACACTTCTGAACTGGTGGATTCGTAAAGAGAAGATGAACATCAAACATTTGGACTGGAAATGGAACGGGCTATATACGGCAAATACTCAAATTAAAAAATGTCACTTCGTTCATTTCTTTTTAAAGGATAAATTGCCTAACAAAGGTGAGAATGTAAAAGAGTTGATGGAGCAGATATGATCGGATTACCAAAAGTTTTTATTCATATTCCAAAAAATGGTGGTATGACTATCAGGCACAGCCCCTTGTTAAAACATAAAATCATGGTTGCAACACCTGATATACATAAGTCTAAAGAATATTCTGAATCTGTATTAAAAACAATGAGACAGAATCAAGACCATCATGGCTATGAACATGCACGCTGGAGAGACTTAAAAAGATCTGTAGTAGAAGGTCATGGTTCTTTTGCAATTATGAGAAACCCTTGGGATCGTGTTGTTTCAAGATATTTTTTTGCGAAAAAGGTAATTGAAGTAGAAAAGGGCCAACCTGCATCTTATGCTGATGTAAGTTCTTTTGAAGCCTTTATTGAAGAAAGACATAAATGGGGTGACAAAAAATACATGTGGCATCGAGCAGTGAGAGGTTGGTACCCAGCGCTTGATCATGTGACTGATGAAAGCGGTAATATTAAATGTGATATATTATCTTTTGAGGACTATAACTTAGATGTAATGGCATACTTTAAACTTACTGAAATGTCTAGGGCAAGAAATGTTACTGCAATGAATAAAGGTGTATATACAGATGTATATACTCCCCAGACAAGAAATATTATTGGTGATTGGTACAAAGATGATATTGAAACATTTGGATATGATTTTGGTAGTGGCCCAACAAAAAATATTTGGAGATTAAAATGAGTGATTTATTAAAATTATTTGATAAACATAATACTGATAAGGGTAGCCTTAAACACTTTTATCAAGAAGTATATGAGCCACATTTTGAAAAAATTAGAAATAGAAAAGATCTTAGGATCTTAGAAATTGGTATATGGAAAGGTGAAAGCACTGCTGCTCTACACGAATATTTTCCCAATGCTACGATCTATGGCATTGATATTTTTGTTCGTACTAACCCCGAAGACCTGCCTATTTTAAAAGCTGATCGAGTTAAATGGATTAAAGGTGATACCATGGATCCTTTAATTAAAACACAGTGTCAGAAAGCTTGGCCAAATATGAAATTTGATATTATTATTGATGATGGTGCCCACTGGCCAGAAGCAAATAGACTCACGTTTAAACATCTAGCACCACTTCTAAAGAAAGAAGGTAAGTATTTTATAGAAGATATTTGGCCTTTTGATATTATGGATTTTCAAGACATGAATAATCCTTGGGTTAAGAAACACCCAGATCGTTATAATAAAGCTGATTATGCAAAATTTCTAAATGAGATTAAATTTGGATATAAATCACAGTTATATGATGTAAGGCAGAAGAGACAAGTTAGAAAAGGTTCTACCGGTAAACCTGAATGGGTTCCTGATAGTACAATCATGATGATTGAAAATGACGATACCGCTTCCACTTAATCAACCAGATAATACGCTTGAAAAAGTGATAGAAAGAGTAAAATACAGAATGGATGCTTATATTATATCAATCACTAATAACCATGAATCAACTGTTGCTACGAGACGTTGTATGTTATCAATTAAAGATTCTGGTTCTAATTTAAATGCTTTTATTTATGATGCGGTTACACCAAGAAATCTGAAAGAAAATATGGATAAGGTGTTTAGAAAATCATCTATTCTGCCTCCAATTACATATACATATCCTATTGAAGGTAGTAGGTTTGATATGAAATCAGGAATGGTATTGACCGCATATCCTACAGCAGACATCAATAAAAGAATATCTTGTTTTATGAGCCATTACAATTTGTGGCTCAAATGTATTAAAGATGATAAACCCATTATGATCCTAGAACATGATACATTATTTACTCGTAAATTTGATTATCGTATTATTGAGGATAGATTCAAGGGTGACATTTTAGCACTTAATTCTCCTATGGGAGCAACAAGAAGAGCTAAATTATATGATAGTAAAATTAAAGAAATGTTTCAATCAAAAGTTAAACCACCTAAAGATGGTATTAATATTACACTCGTTCCATGGATAGATGATAAAACTGTCCCACAAGGATTACCAGGTAATTCTGCATATATAATTAAACCAGCAGGAGCTAAAAAACTTGTTGAACTGACAAATGAACATGGTATTTGGCCCAACGATGCACTAATGTGTAAACAACTTATGCCAGGAAAGTTACAGCAAGTTTTCCCTTGGTATACAAAGGTTCAAAAAATTGATTCGCATACATCCAAATAAATTTATTCTAATACACATACCTAGAACAGGTGGTACAAGCCTTAAAGATTCACCTCGAATACAACCTGTGAATATGAGAATGTTGGATAAAAGATTCCACACACCTAATCACAATCCAATAACCATCCATCATGCTCCAGCAAGTTATTTACTAAAAGAATATAGAAGCCACCCTAAAATTGCTGTCATAAGAAACCCTTGGTCAAAATTAGTTTCTCTATATAATTATGCAGATTATGCAAGAAAGCATGAGGCTAGCTTTATTCGGCGTGGAGCAGGTGAATATACTAAAGGGGAAAAAATATCCTTTAATGAATTTATTGATGGAATTGATTTATTTGTTCAAACATCTACTTTTTATAAAAACCACCCATATGATCATTTTGGTTCACAGACAGACTGGCTAACTGAAGCAAAAGAATTAACAATTTTAAGGTTCGAACATTTAAAAGAAGATGCCGAAAAAGCTTTAGGACACTCTTTTGATTCTTGGCACAACAAAGGTATTTACAATGATGACTATACCAGTTATTATAATGAGGAACAGATAGAAAAGGTGAGGCAGTGGTATCGTCTTGACATTGAAAGATTTGGTTGGGACTTTGAAACCACGGCAAGGAACATACGATGAGAAAAGCATACGTTATTACCATTTTGGATAATGAGAGGTCCGTTCAAGTAGCCAAAAGATGTATTAGGTCTGGTAAAAAGAATGGTCTTGATATTGAAATGTGGCAAGCAATTACACCAAAAAATAATCCAGAAAAGATTATGAAAAAGTATGGTATAAATCCACAAGCATTTATTGAGCCATATTCTCGCCATGAAAACTGCATGGCAGCATTTTTATCACACTATTCTTTGTGGAAAAAAGCAGTAAAAGAAAAAATCGACGTTCTGATTTTCGAACACGATGCTGTGGTAGTAGACACAATTCCAGATGTCCATGGTTATAAAGGCTGTATTACATTTGGCAAGCCATCATACGGCAAGTTTGTAACTCCTAGGTTTATGGGTGTGCAAGAATTGCAACACAAAAGATATTTTGGTGGGGCACATGCTTATCAAGTATCTTGGCAAGCAGCTGAGGTTTTGATCAAGAAAGCAAAAAGTTATGCAGCACCTACAGACATTTACCTTAATCTGGATAATTTTAGATTCCTACAAGAATATTATCCGTGGCCTGTAGAAGCCAATGACAGTTTTACTACAATTCAAGTTGAAAAAGGATGTTTGGCAAAGCACAAATATCATAGAGAAACCTATGACATTATCTGAAAAAACATTTATTACAGGAGTTGACAAGAATACTCAGTGGATGTTGCCATGGTTCATGAGCAATTTTAAAAAATATAATAAAAAAGAAAAGATTGTTGTATATGATTTTGGTATGACACCTGATATGGCTGGGCAGTATGGTGCATTAAAATTATCAACGGTAGCGAGAGGTTGGTTTAAGAAACCAGCAGCTATGCTGCACCAGAGTAAACTTTCAAAGAAAACATGCTGGATTGATTCTGATTGTGAAGTTATGGGTGATGTATCTGGTATATGGGACTATATTGTGCCAAATAAATTGCTCATGGCAGAAGATAAACCTTGGTCATCTCGTAAAGGTGTTAAGTGGCATAATTCTGGTGTGGTAGGATTTGAAGGAACACCACAAATACTTAAAGAATGGGAACAGCAATGTGCTGTACCA